TCCGCGACGAGTGGGAGATCTTCTGCGCCGCCAACCAGGGCAAGCGGGCGAGCTGGCGGGCCAAGATGGCGAGCCTGCTGCTGTGCGATGCCGACGGCAATCGGCTGTTCACGTCAGACGCCGACGTGGCCAAGCTCGGCAAAAAGAACGCGCGGGCGCTGCACGAGATCTGGGAGGCGGGGCAGAAGCTGCTGCTGATCACCGACAAGGAGATCGACGAGCTCGAGGGAAAATAAGGGGCCGGCCGGACGAGGTGTTCATCTACCGGCTGGCCCTGTCGCTCGGAATACCAAACGTGGAGGCCTGGAAGAGACGACTGACGGTTCGGCAACTCAAGCTCTGGATGGCCGCCTGGCGGATCGAGCCATTCGGCGACCCGTGGCGGATGGCCGCCAGGTCGTCCCTTGTGACGGCCGCGGCCTTCGGGGCGGAGCCTGATCCGACGGCCGAGGAGCGGTTCCTTCCGAGCTACCGCGAGAAGCCGCAGACGTTTGAGGAGCTGAAGGCCGAGCTGGCAAAGATTCCGGCGTTCGCAAAACAGATGCAGGGCGAGTGATGGCAGCCACGATCGGCAAAGTATCCGCCGTGTTCACCGCGTCCACGTCAGGCCTGAAGGCCGGCGTGGCAGAGGCGTCGTCGTCGTTCAAGAAGCTGTCGGGGGACGTGGCCGGCCTGCGGTCCGGGATGCGGATGCTGGCGGCCATCCAGGGCGCCCAGCTCTTCGGCCAGGTCGCCAGCGGTGCCGCGTCCGCCGCCAGGGCGTTTGTCAACATGGCCAAGGGCCAGGCCGAGGGCATCGACAAGACGTCGAAGCTGTCGCGTCAGCTCGGCATGACATACGGCGAGCTGGCTGGCCTGTCGCTGGCCGGCGACCTGGCTGGCGTCTCAATGGAGACGATCGGCAAGGCGGCCACCAAGGCCGACGTGGCGTTCGTGAAGGCCGCCCAAGGCTCCGCCGTCGCCCAGCAGGCCCTGGCCGGCGTGGGCCTGTCGGTCGACGAGCTGCAAAGCAAAACGCCCGCCGAGCGGTTCCAGATGATGGCCGACGCGATCGCCGGCCTTCCGACGCCGGCGGAGCGTGCTCGAGCTGCGATCGGCCTATTTGGCAAGAGCGGGGCCGAGCTGCTTCCGCTCTTTGAGGGTGGCGCCGGCTCGATCCGCAAGGCCGTCGAGGAGGCCAACAAGTTCGGAATGGCCCTGACGAACGAGCAGGGCGTTGCCGTCGAGGAGATGAACGACGCGTTCACCAGGGCATACGCGTCGATTCAGGGCGTCGTTCAGCAGGTGGTGGCCTATCTGGCCCCGGCGATCCAGTCCGTTACGGATACGTTCACAAACCTCATCGGCGGGATCGGCGGGGCAACAATCGGCCAATTCATCGGCGAGGGGATCATGGCAGGGGCGGAGTTTCTGGCGTCGATCGCCGACTCGTTCCTGGGAGGGCTCACGTCGGCCTGGGAGTTTGTCTCGAGCGTCGGCGCCCAGTGGGCCGGCGTGTTCGAGCTGGGAAGCCGGGTAGCTGCGTTCCTGTCTGGCGTCGGCAACGCGTTCAAAGTCGTGCTGGCGGCCGGCATTGCGGGCCTGACGGCCCCGGTGACGGCCCTGCTGAAGGGTGCTGATTTCCTGGCAAAGCGTGTCGGCGTCGACCTGGGCGTCGACAATTTCATCAAGGGCGCGGACGCGTTCAATAACTCGATGTTCCAGGCCATGACCGACGGCGGTATCGCTGCCGGCGAGGATTTCAAGCGCGCGTTCGGCGAAAGCGGACCGGCCGCGCAGGCCCAGAAGGGGCCACTGTCTGGAATGATGTCCGACGCCCTCAAGGCCGCTAGAGAGGCTGCGTCCGCGACAAACACGGCGGAGCGATCCGTCGTCAATCCGCAAGCGGCAGGGCAGGCCATGGCGTTCACCGGGCAGTCGCAAGAGGTCCTAAGGGCCACCGACAGCCGCTCGAAGGAAGGTATTGCCGAGATGTTCCGCTTGATGCGTGGCGGTTCCGGCGACGTCCAGGAGCAGCAGCTCGGCGTCCTCGAGCAGATCCGCGATGCGGTTTCCGAGGGCGACCTGATGGAAACCTTCGAATTCGCGGGAGGTTGATATGTCCGTCGTGTCCTGCCTTGAAATAGCCCGCGGCACCGGCGTTTCCGGCAAGTACGGCGAGACGTTTACGTTCACGCGGAAGTGGATCATCCGCGTGGATTCGCCGACGACGTCACGCGTGAAGATTTCGCAGGCCGCGAGCGTCCTGTTCGGCGACGGCTACCCGGACTTCACGAGCCACAAGGCGATGGAGTTCGACCTGACCGAGGAGTCTGGCGACGGCATGATCTGGGGCCTCGTCGTTCGGTACTACATTCCGCCGGTCGAGAACACGCCGGACCCGTCGACCGGAATGCCAAAAGACTGCTGGAGCGGCGCGGGCTCGTCGACGTCCATTCCGGTGTTCAAGGACAAGGACGGCGTCCTTGTCGTCAACAGTGCAGGCGACCCGCTCGAGGGAGCCGAGCGGGAGTCGAGCGAGTTCTCGCTGACGCTGACCAAGTGCTATTCGGACCTGTCATGGTCGCCGATCGCCAAGTCTCGCTCGAACACGGTGAACTCGAGCTCGTGGAACGGCTCGGCGGCCAGGACCTGGAAGGCGTCGTTCCGGTCGGCAAACAAAAAAGAGGCCACCGTGAGCGGCAGCTCGAGCGACACGAAGCCGTACTGGGAGGTGACGTGGGAGTTCCACTACCGCGAGGAGACGTGGGATTTCAAACCGTGGGACGTCGGCTTCAACCAGCTCGTCGATTCCAGCGGCAGCCCGGCCACCGGCGGGACGTCAAGGGCCGCGATCCTCGGCGCCGACAAAAAGCCCGTGAAGGCCCCAGTGGCCCTGTCGAACGGCGTGGCCAAGGCGGCCGGGCAAAAGCCTGACGCCCTGGCGTTCCGGCTGTACCAGGAGACGGATTTCAGCGTCTTCGGGAACCCGAGCTAATGGCCAAGCCGCCACGACAAACCGGGAAGCGGGTGGCGCTCAGCGTCGAGGCCGCCAAGCGGATCGGCCGGGCCGTGCTGACGGTCGAGGCCGGCGACCGCAACCAGGGCGGGACGCGGCTGCGATCGGCCCCAGGCGACGACGCCCTGGTCCGCGGGACGTTCTCCGGCAGCTGGGCCAAGGGGGCCGAGAAGGAAGTCACCGACGCCACGCTGTCGGCGGTGAAGTACAAGGCGAAAAACTACGTCGCTTCCCTGCTGCCGTCTGGGACGATGGGCTGTCAGATCGCATACGTCGCCGGCGAGTGGGTGCTGGTGGCGTGGGACTGGTCGGCCCTGTCCGGGTACAGCGGCTCTGCCCAGCAAGTGCTCGCCCACAACACGAGCGGCCAGCTCGTCTGGCTTAGTACGACGGCCTGCACATGACGCCCATCGCCACGAAGAACAACGCGATCATCCTCAAGGACGGCAAGCTCGCAGAGAACTGCGGGTGCTGCGGTGGGTGGTATTGCTGCTACAGCGAGGCGTGTCCTCAAGACGCGATCGCCAGCGTCACCGCAAGCATTACTGCGCAAGATTACTTGCAGTGGGCTACCGGACAGTATTCAGGCGCAACGTGGTATCATACGTCACTTGGCGTTCTCGGCTCTGCGTACAACGGAACGCATCCGCTCGCAAAGCAGTCGTCGGGAAATGTCTGGTCAAAAACATTTACGGCGACGCCGCACGCAAGCTGCTTGGCGTCAATCACATTCACGGTTACTCAGTCAACGTGGCAGCTTGTGTTTCGTTGGCCTATTCTCGCGTTTGGACTCTATTCTGGCGAGGGGTCAGGACAATACAAAGAATTGAGCGAGATGTCGTGCTACGGTTTTCCTGATCCAAATGCAGGATACCCGGCCGTGCCGTCTCCGCAGAATCAGGCTTCAATGTCCGGCGGCATTGGGCAATGTGCTGCGCTGGCTAGTACAAGCCAGGCGCTGACGTTCTCTACTGTCACGCCGCGCTCTGGGCTATCCGGCGACGCAGTCTCGCCGCCATTCAGCGTCTTGCGTGTCGACGGCAGCAACGCAGCGACTATGACGCTTTCGGTGACGTGACTTCTCATGCCATGCTATCAACAATCCGGCTTGCCTTATGGCGTCACGACCACAGGTCGCACGTCCTACACCACCGAGGCCGAGTGCAACCAAGCCTGCCGCGAAGGCGCGTGCTGCGAAGGCACGTCGTGCAGCGTCAAGCCGCAGTGCCAGTGCCAGGGGACGGGGAAGACGTTCAAAGGGGTGGGCACGACGTGCTCTGGCGTGTGCTGCATTACTGGAAGGTGCTGCGGCCCTGAGACATTTACCGACTCGCTAGGATTGTGGCGAGTGTGTGAGCAGCTCACGAAAGAACAGTGCGACCAAAAAGGCGGGCAGTGGGAATGCAATAACTGCTCGGTGCTGGGCGACGACAAGGGCGTGATAGCCGGCTCGGAAAGGTGCAACCCGCTCCCATGATCACCTGCCACCGCTCCAACCTTGAGCAGCGATGCGCCGAGCGTGGCTACACGCTCGACGAGGTGATGCCGTGCGTCGTCTCGCAGGACGGCGACCAGTGGACTATTGACACAGAGAGCGAGTTCTACCCGCGAGTGTCGCGGCTGCCGGAGCCGCCACTACCACCCACTCACGGCCCCGGCACCGAGCTGTCTAGGCTGCTGAAGCGGTTCGGCATCGAGCCAACGCCGACGTGCTCCTGCCGCGCCAAGGCCGCAGAGATGGACGCCTGGGGCTGCGACGAGTGTGCGCGGCCCGAGCGAATCGACGAGGTCGTGGCGGTCATGCGTGCGGAGGCCCAGGCACGCGGACTGCCGTTCCTTGACGCCGTGGGGCGGATGCTCGTGCGGCGGGCCATCAGCAACGCGCGGCGGGCCTGAAAACCAGGGGCTAGGTCGTGTTGACCGGTCAACTGATTCCCGCACAATCTGAACGTTCGACCACTACCGCGAGGGACCCACCGTGGCGACGTTCTCACAAATCCCCGGAGATCTGGGGATCACGTTTGTGATCGGCGACGAGCTGAACGTCGGCCTGGCGTTCACCGTGCCGGGCAGCTCGAGCACGCCGATCAACCTGACCGGGTACACGTTCGAGGCCAAGGTCTTCGTCCCGACGTACTCGAATCCGGACGGCGGCCTTGGCTCTGGCAACTACGTGATCGGCTCGACGGCCGCCACGTTCACTGTGTCGCCGGTTTCGCTGTCTGGCGGCACAGTGTCGATCGGCCTCACCGAGACGCAGACGACCGCCCTGTCGGCAGCCACGGGCTACCGCTGGTATTTCCGGTGGACCGATCCTAATGGCGTGACGCTCACGCCGCTGTCCGGCACGTTCACGGCCCGGATCCCATGAGCGACATCACCGTTACCGTCAACGGCCAGAGCGGGCCAAACGTCACCGCCACAACCGGCGACACTGTCGGCGTGGCCGTTGGCGCGTCGTCGTCGGCGTACACGATCACGGCATCGCTGGCAGGGACGCCTGGCGGAATCGGCGCGACAGGACCGCAGGGATCGCCCGCCACAGCGATAGCTGTCGGCACAGTGACGACCGGCTCCGCAGGCAGCTCGGCCAGCGTGTCGGCGAAGTCGAGCAACAACGGCAACAACGTCACGCTCGATTTCACGATTCCGCGAGGAGACGTTGGCGCTACTGGCCCGCAAGGCCCATCAGGGCCGGCAACGACTCTATCGATCGGAACCGTGACGAGCGGCACGACTGCGTCGGCAACGCTCACAGGGGCGGCGCCGAATCAAACGTTATCTCTCGTGATTCCGGCTGCGTCTGGGTCGGGCGGCTCTGCTAATTCGCTTTCGATCGGCACTGTGACGACGGGCGCAGCCGGTTCTTCTGCGTCGGCAGAGATAACAGGCGATCCGCCGTCGCAGACGTTGAACCTTACAATTCCGCGCGGCAATACAGGGGCCGCCGGCTCTGCCGGCTCTGCTAACAGTTTGTCGATCGGAACTGTCACGACTGGAGCCGCTGGATCTTCTGCGTCGGCCACGATTACCGGAACGGCACCGACGCAGACTCTTTCGTTGACGATTCCGCGAGGCGATGCTGGGTCGTTTGGCGATCCGCAAACTATCAGCGCGAAAACCGCCAACTACACGCTCCAGCTTTCCGACGTTGGAACGCTGCTGACGTTTTCGGCGTCGAGCGGAACGCTCACGATCACTGTGCCGGCGAGCTCGTCCGTGTCGTGGGTGGCTGGGTCGCATATCGACCTCGCGCGCATCGGCGTGGCTGCGTTGACGGTGGCCGGGGCGTCTGGCGTGACCATTACCGCCACCCCGTCCGCGTCGTTTCGCGCCACGGGATCAGGTGCGTCTCTTGTGTACCTCGGCTCCAACTCGTGGCTGCTGGTCGGAGATCTAGCTTGAAAGGCCACCTGGGATTTCCGTGTCGCGCGTGCATCGTGCCGGGCGCGCCGCTGAATATCCGACAGTCCAGCCTGAGCACGGATTGCGCTTCAGGCTCGATCGCATGGGACGAGCCGGACAGCACAGGCACGCGGCCACTTACGGGATACCGCGTCGAGTCGTTGGGCGCGGGCGGCTGGCAAACGCTCATGGAGACATCGTCCAGCACTCGCACGGCGACGTTGTCGTGGTGCAGAGATACGACGGCTGTTCGTGTTCGTGCGTTGAATGCGTGCGGGGCAGGGGCGGCTTCTGACTCGTTCGACGGCGCGTCGTGGTTGAATAACTGCGTCGCCCACCAACTATTCACGTCGTCTGGCACCATTCCGATCTCGTGCTGGGTCAACTCGATCAAGGTCTGGGCAGTCGGAAGTGGCTCGACTGTCGGAACTGGCGGGACGGCCGGGGCGCTGACGTGGAAGACGTGGACGATCGACACGGCGTACGATGCGCCATCGATTTCGCTTACCAGCTCTGGAACGTCTGTGACGTACCGTGGGACAACAGTTACCGCGCCAAGCGGCGGCAGCGCGACGTCGTGGAGCGGCGGTGACGGCGGCCGCAACGGCGGCTCTGGCGGACAGAGCAACAACGGCGCGAACTGGCAATATCTGACCGGGTCCATTTTCCTGAGCAGCTGGTACCTGGGCGGGGCCGTGGCCGGGTACGGTGACAACAAAGAAGAGCGCGCCGTGTCGCCGTGTAAACGTGTGCCGCTCAACGCGACCTACGACGGCGGCGTGCTGGCTGCGGCGGCCGCCTGCGGCCTGAAGACCACCGAGGACTGTAGTGCAGAGCCTGCGTTCGGCTCGGGCGGAATCAAGGTTCCGACATCGCCAGCCCGCTATTTCGCTGCGGGATACGGCGGTGGCGGTTTCGACTCGAGCTACCCCGGTGGCGCTGGCTGCGTCATCGTGCAGTACCTGGCATGACGTGACGGTATGACTCCCCGACACTGCCGAGGCCATGGTGGGCGATGGCAAAAAGACAGCGACAGAAGGGGAAGCAAAAGTCGCCGCGGTTCATCCTGAACCCGGACCTGGCGGACGACTCTGACGAAGATCCACCTGCGCTGGGGACCCCGGACGACGACGGCTGGGTCTACCTAAATAGATCCAAGAAACCCAAGGAGGGGGAGCAGCGTGCCAAAAGCAAAGGCAAGCATTCTCGCGGAGGCCGTTAGCGCGGCAGTCGT